AAACAGCCGAAAAACATGGATTTTACTAACCCGTTATTTAACTCTTTAGCACCAATCCATGAGAAACCAACAAAATTAACATTCACAACAATTAACAAAGACTTTAATGTTAAAGACAAATTAACTCAAAAGAAAGTCAATCCTGTTGAAAAACAACCTATTGTACGTAACAAGATTTTACGTAACAATAATAATAACAACAGAAATGTTAAGTTGCGTGTTGGAACAACCAAAGTTGAGATACAAAAGGAATCTCCCGTTTCCTTAAATCAAACTGAACTTCGGTCAATCCGTGACAACCGTCGCACAAGGATTAACAATATTAAGGCAAAGGAATGGGTTACCCGAGAACCATTGGTTGGTAGCGTCAAAGCAAAAATGGTAGATTATAATGACATGTATACAAAAAAATATTCGTTTCACCACCATGTATATCTTCATAATTATTTATTAAGATATCATAGTCAATTACGTGTCAGGGGAAACATTAGGAAAATCACTAAACTGAGTCTTGCAATTCTCAAAGAGAATAACACCACTTATACTAGTTCCCCAATAAGGATACATGGACCTACCGTTAAACAATGTGCTTCTGATTTAAGTCCAATGCTCACTAATTCTTACAATAATTTTAAGATTAGTGGAGATGAATACTACAGTAAAGCTGAAATCAGCTACTGGTTTGGATTACAAATGTTACAGCCCGTTTTAACACAATTATCATCATATGAAAATTATGAAATCGGTGAAGGAAATTTACATTATACGGCAATGGAAGTAATTTATTACTTCCTTGCAAATTATAATAAATGTCTGCCTCACATGCATTTACTAGAAGTAATGACTGAAGGCGAAAAAGATCAACTTGACACTTACTTAAAGAAAGGAAACGGATATCAATTTTCCTTTAATAGGAAAAACTACTTATTTGGGCTTGATCGTGACAATTTTATATTAAAATATTTCCTTAAGACAGACGGCAACTGTTACCTTTTTCCCTTCCCCGTTGTGAAGTCGAACTTGGTAGACAGAAAATAAAAGGATCTGTAACTAGGCTTAGAACCCCTGTGGGTTCTAACAATGGAGACACTTTTCAAAAGGTCTCCTACATACCAGTTGTCAAAAATGGGAACGATTTTTTCAATTTTAATATTAAAATTGAAAACCGTAAAATTAAAAATCTATCTAATAACACTTATGGTTATTGTTATAGAACAACTGGAGATGACTATCCTAAGATCTCTGTACATCGTGAAGCAAAGGTAGTCAAACCTTATGCAATTAGGTTTGGGCCTGTCACTAGGGATATACCCTTTTGTACCGACCCAGATTTAGCAGATAATCTGCTTCTTGCATACTGTAAGCGTATCAGTCCTATTATGCCTGTTGCGCAACAGGACACACTGCTTAAATTACGAACGTTTGTAGGAAGTTATTTGAAGAAAAATCTCACTCCTTTACCACATTTAAGTGATATGCAGGAACAATTTGATTTATGGCTTTTGTCTTGCCATTACACTGAGAATCGAAAGAAACAATTACGTGCTTCTTTTGCAACATTATCACAACGGAACTTTTTACTACACCAACAAGATTTTAAGGTTAAATCATTCATTAAACGTGAATTTTATTCAACCTTAAAGAACCTGAGATTTATAAACTCCAGGACCGATATTTTTAAAGTGTATTTAGGTCCTTATATTAGATTAAT